AATGTTGCAGATGCTCCAGTAGCAGAAGCAGTAGTCGTAGAAGCACCTGTAGCAGAAGCCGTAGCGGCTCCAGCAGCAGATGAATCAAACGTCAATCTTTTTGACAAGTCATTAGAAGTTGCAGCAGTTGCAACTGAAGATACCTCTGCCGACAACGTTGAAAAAGCAGCCGAAGCAGTAGAAGTTATGGTTGATGAACCTGATTTTGCAAAAATGTTAGGCGATCTAAAAGGCTTTTTCTCAGAAACACTAGCAAAGGCAAGCGAAGCAAATGCTGCACAAGTTACAGATATTAAAACATCTGTAGAAGCATTTAGCAAGAATGTTGATGCTAGAATTTTAGAGTTGGCAGAAAAGCACAGCGCACTTAGTGATGCTGTGTCAGAAATAAAGGGCACCATCGAAGGTGTTCAAAAGCAGGTAGATGCCGTAGAAGGCTCTACCGCAATTAAGAAGTCCTCTGACCTTGGCGGGTCTGAGGTGTTTACAAAGTCCAAATCAAAATGGTCAGGAGCTTTCCTCGGTTCCGTAAATGAAATCTTTCAAAATTAAGGGTAGGTGAAATAAAAATGAGTAATGAATTATTAGAAAAGGCCGCAGCAGCNGGTACAACAGTATCAACTGGTTTNGGCTCATCAACTGGTGGTACAGGCGTCCACGTTGCTTCAGAAAATGGCAACGGNGGTCTTCTTAACCCAGAACAATCAGCAAGATTCTTGGACTATATGTTCGACGCTACCGTAATTGGTAAGGTTGCACGTACAGTTCGCATGAAGTCTGACACAACAGAGATTGATCGTATGTCAGTAGGAGAAAAGCTTGTAAAGCTTGCATCCGAAGGAGAAAACACAGCCGTAAATCAAGGCGTAACATTCTCAAAGATCTCTCTNACAACAAAGAAGCTCCGCATGGACTGGGAACTTTCAACTGAGTCTCTAGAAGACAANATCGAAGGTGCAGATCTTGAAGATCATATTGCACGTATGATGGCAACACAAGCTGGAAATGACATCGAAGATCTTATTCTTAACGGTGACACATCACTTTCAGCCGATGCTCTGTACAAGTCATTTGACGGTGCAGTTAAGAAGGCAAAGACACACGGTCGTGTAGTCGATGCAGCAGGTGCGGGAATTTCCCGTGAAATCTTCAACAAGGCTCTTAAGGCAATGCCACGTAAGTACAAGCAACGTCGTACAGACCTTCGCTTCCTTTCTGGATCAAACTTGATCCAAGATTACTTGTTCTCTAACTCACAGAACATTCAGAACGTTACTCCACAAGATATTGCCTCTGGCATCATCCGTGGTGACGTTCCTGTTCTTGGAGGTCCAGCAGGATATGTAGCTCCATACGCATTTGGTATTCCAATCGTTGAAGTTCCATTGCTTCCTGAGACACAGGCAGGTACATACGCAACCCCATCAGGTTCACACGGAGATATCCACTTGACATTCCCAAATAACGTAGTTATTGGTATCAAGCGTGATGTTACTGTTTACCGCTTCTTCCAGCCACGTAAGGACACAATCGAGTACACAATGTATACCCGTGTTGGCGTTCAAATCGAGCAGGCAGACGCTTGGGTAGTTGTAAAGAACGTTAAGGTTGCTTCTTAATTAATTAAGAATTAAACTACCGAAAGGCCCCCAATTAATTTTGGGGGCTTTTCATTTTAATTTATCAATGCTATAATTAAAGGACCTAGAAAGAGGAGAACTAAATATGTCATTTGACACATTAACAGTAGCTGAATTAAAGGAAATTGCAACNGAGTTTGCAGTAGACACAGAAGGCCTAAAAAANAAAAAAGAAATAATTGCTGCCATGGCAGAAGAGGGCGTAACCTATTCTGTATANCAAAAGACAGTTCAAGCAATTGAAGAGGCNANAGAAGAAATTGAAATTTTACCAGTTTTTGATCCGAAGGCTCAGCCAGAAGATACTATCNTGGTACGTATGACAAGAGATAATCATAGATATGATATTCACGGATACAGCTTTACAAAGACTCATCCCTTTGTAGCAATGTCTGAAGATGATGCTCAAAAAATCTTTGATACAGAGGAGGGTTTTCGTTTAGCGACACCAAAGGAAGTTCAGGACTTCTACAACTAAACGTTAACATAAGTTAATGGAAATATTAGCAGGAACAAACTCACCAATACAGCACAGGGTATTTTGGAAAGGCGAATCTGCAGTTGCAGATAGCTTACCAACAGTATCTTTATTACGAGCAGATGTACCAGCACAAACAGTTTTATACTCTGGCACTGCAGTTCAATCGGAGACCGATACAGGGGTTTACAATTTTTATGCACCACAAACCACTAAGCTTCCAGGATCTCTTATTGCAAGATGGCAATATGCGGTTGAAGGTTTTTCTATATCATATGATCAAAATGTTGATGTAGTTAAGCCATACGTAGACTTGTCACAAGTGATTAATGGTTTAGGTTTGGGCTCTGACTACAATGATCCAAATAGCAGAACTTATCAAGAGCTAGTTGATGCCGAGAAGTACTCTCGTAAAGTAATTGAAAATTACACTCAGCAAAAGTTCTATAGCTATCTTTCCTCAGAGATTGCTTATGGTTCTGGTAATGACATTCTTACTTTATCAAATAAGATTAACACTCTTCAGGCAATAGAAGTAAATGACATCCCGCTTACAGGAATGCCATTTGAAGTTGCTGAAAGTGGATTTTCAATTAGATTAAATCGTGCAGATATGCTTGACAACGTAACATATGTTGCTAANGGCTTGATCCCACCAACTATCAATGACTACTCAGGAATCTTTAATAAAGATGCTAGATATAAAGTCACGGGATACTTCGGTTGGGAAAAGGTTCCAAATGAAGTTGAGATGGCAGCTATTGAACTTATGAAAGACTATTTCTCTAAAGACAAAGTATGGAGAAACAAGTATATAAAGAGCATATCCACATTCGACTGGCAGTTTGATTTTAACTCAGCCACCTTCTCAGGTACTGGAAATAACTATGTAGACCAATTGCTTTTGCCGTACGTAATAAGCAAAATGGTATTGATATAAAATGAATAACCTTGTAGACTCCATCCTAAACATGAAGATGGATGTGTATGTGCAGCAAGACGTACAGGACCAAGATACAGGGGCTATAAAAAAGGAATGGCTCTATTCAAAAACTGTTGCCTGCTATGCAAGAGGAATAATCACTAGCAGCGGAGCCAGATCTTCAGATGTCCAAACCATGAGCAATAGATATACTAACAAAGAAAATATTGAAATTAGAACTGAAGCAAGAGTAACCCTGAGAGACAAGATTACAAATATTAGAGACTCATCAGATAATGTTATTTGGGCCGAGCTAAATTACCCAACAGAAACTCCAACAGTCTTTGAACTAATTGGAACTACACCAATCACTGACCCATTCGGCGGAATACTAGGATACAACTGTTCAGCCCGTAGATCGGAGAATCAGGTAATTGGACTCTAGTGTTGCTTTACTACAAACCGCAAGCGGCCTTGAACGACCAATGGCTGGAAACAAGCCTGGGATAATTAAAGATTCCTCTGTAGCACAAATATCTGCATTCCTTTATTACCAAGCAAGTGTCCTTGGAAAACTTACAGCAAACAAAGCCTTTCAAAGTTTATTTAAACAAACTATATTTAATCAGATAAATAAAGATTTTGGGGACTACATAGATTCATCTGCAAGAGTAAAGCCAGCTGCGTTACACCATGTTTATGAATGGAATAAAACGGGTCAAGAAACATCTAGACTATTTAAATTAAATAGGATGGATGCAGATGGACTTTCATTTAGAGTAACATATGACTTTAAATTATCTAAGTCTTCTGTCCCGTCTAAAAATAAAAAACAAAGAAAGAAATATGTATTTGCAACAAAGGCTTCTGTGATGGAAGCTGGAATGCCCGTAATAATCCGTCCAAGGTCCGCTGAGCGCTTAGTATTTGAGTTAGATGGTATTACCGTGTTTATGCCCAAAGGGTCTTCAGTGACCGTTAAAAGCCCAGGAGGACGTGCCTCATCAAATCAGTTTAGACTACACTATGGAAGATATTTTGGGGGGCAGCTTGTTAATAATTCAATCAAGGCCTCTGGGTTTCAGAATATATTTAATGCCAAAATGAGCAAGGCATTAGATACACCAGCAAGTATTCGAAAAGTGCAATATAGCTTCACAGCTGGTAAAATTAGGTTGGAAGCAGATATGGAATTACAGGCGGCATTTGGGGGAGCATTATGACAGTAGACTATAAGATAGATGCAGTATTTGAACTACGCAAGTTCCTCTGGAATGAATTAAAGATCACAAAGATATTTGATCCTACAGAATACTACAGCGATAATATTAATATGGAGATTATTCCAATTATCCCAGTTCAGCAACAGCCAGAACTCAATCAATTTTTAAGCGGGAAGAAGCATATTGTCTATGACAAGATTGGCCTATCCTATGAGGACATATGGCTACTATGCTGCGAGAAGGTTTTATTTACAGTGTATTCCACAGACGTATCTGACATATATGAGATCCGAAATTTGATGACAGACCTATTCAGAAGAATGGACGATTCTGCCAGAGATATTAATAAATTTAAGGATGAGCCAAAGATTAAATTTCACAGTATACAGGTTGTTGAGACCTCACCGATAACCCCGTCAGAGGAACTTCAGGGCTTCCTATCGTCCGACATAATCCTAGAAGTAAAATACTCAAGAATCACTGGCCCAGATGGACGTTTTATCTAAGTTGCGTTTGGGGTCATTATACACTAAAATTAGCTTAGAGGAAAAAGCCTAGCCAGCTTTGATTTAGATTTAAAACGTAAGTCAATATATATATATTTATTTAACAGGAGGTTTTACAACATGGCACAAAATACAGGTAATGCTAGAAATATTCTCGTTGGTGCGTCACCACTGTTTCTTTCAGTAAATGACATCACTAGCCCAGATTACGT